GGGATACCCAAAATCAACTCTTAATCCTTCTCTTTGCCATACTTGACTTCCTTGTGAGAAATCACCTACGATAAAGTTACCTGCTGATAATTTATTGTTCATATAAACTGGTACACCATTGATTCTAAAGAATCCATCAGCAGAAACTAGAGAGTTGCCTCTCAAGTATTCATTAGTTGTATCCTTCAGTAATGCGATTTTATGGAAATCAGTTGGGTTTAAAACGATTCCAGTAGCAGCAAAATTAGCAATTGCCAATTGATTCATAGCGACATATAGACAATCTAGTTCTTGTGCTGATTCAATTGCGTTTGCAAAACCTCCTGCTGCAAAAACAGTACCCCCATTTAATAATCCTAATAAGTTTGGTGAACTACCAGAACCTCCAATTAATTGGTCATCAATAGAGCTATTAATTTTACCTGGTAACCTAGTTGATAAATATGAACTCAATCCTGGAGTGTCATCTAGCATTTCTTGCGAAATAGTCATAACAGCAGTAATCTTTTGGACTACTGCATCTTCAGCAGTTAATTGAAATTCAGAATCAGTTGGTGCAGAACCTTCTGCTACAGCACCTGCATTATCGGTGTATGCTGATTCTTTTACAAATCTAATTACATTAGAATCAGTATTACCAACTGGGATAATCCCCATCATATTAGTAATGTTAGAAGGGTCACGTTTAATACCATCAACCCTTAAAACTCCTGTTGCATCTCTTGCAGAGTTTGCACCTGCAAAATCAGATGATATAAGGACATCAGCTTTTATTTCTAAAGAAGCATTTCCACTTGTACCATCTTTCATAGCTTTTAATGATTCACTTTTATTAAGTGCATCAGTAAAAACTTCACCTTTAGTTTTATAGACTGGCTCTGAAGTTGGCTTTTTATTTTCAACCTCAATAGCATCCAATCTATCAACTATGTTTGTGTGTTTGTCTAGTAAATCCTTGATTTCATTAGACTTAAAACTATCAACTTCGTGCTTCAAATTGTCCTTAACTTGTTGAGCAGATTGCTCTAGTTTAGAATCAATCTTTTCACATAAAGCATCTAATTCTTGTTTTGTTTTGTTTTCTTCCATTATTAAAAAAAATTTAAAACTTGTTTAACATATATTTATAAATTGAATCAGTCTTTGTTTTTTCTTTGTTAGATTCAGAGTGTGTTTTACCACGAGTCTTTTCTTCAGATTGGTGTGTATTACCACGAGCAATCAAAGATTTTAACAATTCCAATTCATATTCAACAGAAAAACCTAGTTCATCAGTAACGCCTTCAGCGTTCTTAATAAACTTAATTAAACTGTTAAATCTCTTTGTGATGAACTCACTATCTTTTTTACTTGCTTTAACTTCTAAGATTTTAGCTTGGTCATTTGCAGCTAATGTTACAGCACTTATTTCATAAAGTTTTACTTCTTTAATGGTTCTAACACCATCATCATTATAATCTTTTTTGATTGGCATTATGCCTACAGAATTTTCATCTATCACACCATACTTCATTAATTCTAAAACTTCTTTTCCAAAAGTAGTTTTAGGAATTTCTGCAACAAATTTTAAACCCTTTTCATCTTCATACAATTCTTTCATCTTTCCAATAGGTTTATCAATCTGATGGTTGTAAATATACTTTACTCTTTTACCATTATTTTTGATTGTTCTTTTATATGCACCCTTTTCAATTATATCATTATCAGAATCTAAATTTCCAAATATACTACCATACCCAGAAACAATTCCTAAATTATCATCTATATCTTTTAGTTCACCTTGTTTAAAAATTATACCATTCATAACATTTTATTTTTTTTCAAAATTAATATAAATTTTTGATTAATGTTTTTTAGTCTATTTCAACAAATGGTATTGACACACATTTGCAGTTTACAACTTCACTTGCTCTTGCACCTAAAGCAGTATCACCTGGAAACATTAGTAAAGAACCACCTACTTGATAAGCATCTTTAACTGGTATTGGTTTACGTTGATATTGTCCAGAAGCAATTGCGTGTGTATCTCTAATGTTACGACCACCTGCAATCCATTCTTTAACTAAATTATCCTCACCAAATAAATCACTAGCTGCATCAGATATAGCAAAGTTAGCAGCACCAGTTGTTTCTGTTTGTACTATTCTACGTGCCATCCACCTTGATTTAAATTTTAATTCTTTCATTAAAATTGTAGTTCTTTGTTCTAAACCTAAACTCATAAAATCTTCATCTTCTACAAACTTAGTAATTACATTTCTTAATGTTTCAATAGCTACACCATTTACTGCTGTTACTTCTTTTACTAGTGCAAGATAACCTTCTCTATTATCTGCATATCTATCCATACCTTCTATAATAGTTGATTCAAGATTTGTTTGTTCACTAGGTGATAAATTTGACATAGCTTCAGCCCTATCTAATAATCTATCAGCTTCATATTCTGTTATTTGTTTTTCTACAAACATTTTAAATTTATCCCTATACCATAAATTAAATCGTAACCCTGTTTGTCTGTACATCTGTTTGTACATTTCTTTTACTTCATTTTCTGAAAATAATGTGTTGTAATTTTGATTGGTAGCTGTTGGATTTTCTTTAAACATTTCAATTGCCTTTTCATAACCTTTAATATAGAATTGATAAGCAATAGGATAGTTTTTTTTCATTGCTAACCTTATTTGTTTTTCAAATTGTTTACCAATTTTTCTTTTTTGTTGTTTGTTTAATACAGTTTTATTTGTAGATAACGAAACACAAACAGCATACCTTTGCCTTCTATCTGGATATTCAGACAACATTGTGTCATCTATAATACATCTTTGAATAAATTGATTATTGCTTTCTGTTGGTTTTGGATTTGGTAATGGCATTATTCATCGTTTTTTTCTAAGATTTTTTTACACCATTTATACATTGCATCATCTTCTATTTTAGAAACTTTATTATCACCACCCCATAAAGAAAAAGATATATCACCACAAATTGGTTTATCTTTTTCATCTACATAATCCCCACTTACATATTCATATGCCCTTGATAAATATGCAAATGTTTTCTTTACTATCTCTAATGATAATCCTCTACCTTCAATTAAGTCTGATGCTCTATTCTTGCCAACTAAAGTTGCACAAGGATTACCAAATGATTCATTTATTTCTTTTGCTTTCTTTGCTTTTGCTATTGCAGACTTAGGATAATTACTATAAAGTTCTTCTTTATTTTCATTTGCTAGTGCATCTTCAAGTTCATCCATTGAGCCACAAGGCATAAATACTTCACCATCTTCAGTTTGATGTGAATGTGTTGTTGAACATCCTATTTGTTTTGCTCTATCTATAGCTTCATCTTCAGTTGCATAAACTTCATCGGATAAATCTTTTTTGTTTTTTGTTTCTTCTTCTTCAATTATTTCTTCTATAACTTCTTCTTCAACAACTTCTTCTTCAACATTTGGTGTAGCAGTTGGAAATGTAACTGATTCATCAATGCCTAAATCTAAATCTGATATTGGTATCATTCCACTTGGAACTAAATAATCATTCATAATTATATTATCTTCATCTACACCATACCCTACAGCTTCTCTTTTTTCATTTGTAGTAAGCCAATAAGATTTAGATAACTGGTCAACTAACTTTGCTTGTTCTGGCATCAGTTCTGGGATAACAGAATAATCAAAATCTAAATATAAATCTTCACCAAATTGTGGAACTAAAAATGAATTTAAACTATCTCTTAGTTTATTTAATTCTGGAATCACACAATTAGTAAACAACACTTGTCTTGAAGTTTTATAATTATCATAGGTTGCGTGTTCACCTGTAAGCAAAAGAACTGGCACACCAAATAGGTTTGCTAAATCTTGTTTACTTGCTTTATATGATTCTAACAATTGTAGGTCAGCAGATGATAATCCAAAGTTTACCCAACTAAATTTCTTTCCAGTAATCATTATATCATTAGCAGATTTTGTTCCTTGAAAGTTTCTTCTAAATGCAGACTTTAATTGTTGTGCTTGTGTAGGTGTTAAGTTATCATCATCTGGTGTAAGCATACCTCTAGCAGATTGATTATGTAAATATTTTAATGATGTTTCTACAGCTTCATTGTTTGTAGTCATTACCCTCATACCTGCTTTTATTGGTGATTGACCGTATAAATGTGAGCCACTACCATCATAATCTGGATTCCAATCTGCAATATGTAATACTTCTTCAGCACTTAAATCATATTTACTATCGTTATAATTCATTGTGTACTTTGAAACTGGCTTAAATATTCCATCACTTTTTATTTCAATTAAATGTGCAGGTAAGTTATAAAGCTGATATGCTAGGTCTTTATTTTCACCACTATCTGGGTATATAGAATATACATATCTGTTGCCAGTTAATTTACCAAAGCCAATAAGTTCTTCTAAAAATGTACTCCAAGATTGTGTTGGATTAGGTCTTTGTAATAGCTTACCCAAAGCAGAATGTTCAACTTCTTTAAATATATGCTTTCTCATTAGCTTTGCTTTTAGTAAACTTTCTGAATTTAAAGAATTGCTTGTAAGTGATTTATATTCTTTTATGTTTTGTTCATCTACTTTTTGGTATATAGTATATGGAACTGTTATTGCTGCTTTGCTTATAAGATTAATTAAAGAATATATTGTAGGGTTGTAAGCATAACCCCTTCTAATAAAATCATCATCATTAATATTTCCAACAACTGTATTCTTTCCTAATACATTATATATAAATCTATTGTATGATTCGTTTGTGTTGGTTTGCCCAAATGCTTTAATGCTATTTTTGATTCTGTCTAAAAAACTTGCCATTGATATAATTTAAAAACAAAAATACATAAAATATTTAAACTATGACTAACTCTTGTTGTCTTGCTAGTCCAGTTGTTACTGCATATCTAAAAGCATCCATTAAATGGTCTTGACCATTTTGCTTTATTTTATTTATCGTAACTCCATCTTTGTTTGTTTCCCAAACATAAAATTGATATTCATTTAATAGATTTTTACTTTCTTTTGAAGCAAATATTTGATATTCTTTTATCTTATTAATTCCTGCCATTACACTACCTGCACCTTTTATGCTTGGCTTACAGTATAATCCAAATCTTCTTAAATCTTCAATGCTCTTAGGTTCAGCACTATCGCAAATAAATATTTCTTCTTGTAATCCTAATGCTTTTATTTCATTAAATAAATCTTCATTTGTTAATCCCTTTTTAAATAACAATTCGTGAATATATAATCTATCATTCTTTCTTCTAACTTCTACTATTGTAGATTCATCATTTGTAAATCCAAAATCAATACCATAA